CTAAGCGGAAGCGGCCGGCACGGAGGACACAGACCCAATGGCGTTCGTCACCTCGCTTTCGAGCGCGCCGATCGCACCTACGACACTGTCGAGATCTGCGGCATTGCTCGATGCAGCGGCGGCTTGCTCTTTGGAAAGCGCCGTCTTGAGCTCCGCGAGCGCGGACTCGACGGAGGTCTTGAGGCTGTCGAGAGCGGTTTGAACCTCAGCGATCGTGGCCATTTGTTTCTCCTGGTTGACGAGGATCACGGCCTGGTCGGCCGACAGCGATTGCAGCGTCGAAATCATGCTGGTGATCAGTGGCAGCGCATTGCTCATTGGCGATGCACCCATGAGGCGAAGGCCGAGGCAATTGGCATGGTCGGCGCAAGAATGAAAAAGCTCAGCGCTATAGTCTGCTCGGCGCTTGCGTAGGCAGCGGGAAGCGCTGGTACGACCCAGCCGAATTGCGGGATCGTCGAGACGAAGAACACCGCGCCCCAATGGAGCGCGGCGGGAAGCCCAAAGGCGAACACCATGAAGCGCGCCCCGCCCCACGTGTTTGTCGAAGCCTTGAGTTGATTTACCTGAGCCTGGGCGGTGAGATAGGCTTGGTAGCCTTGTAGATCGAAGCCCCGCTCCGATGTGAATGCAGCGAGATCCGCGTCGGCCTTTTTATTCAGCCAGCCGAAAAGCGGCCCCGCGACACCCTCAACCAATGAAGTCAACAGCGCGCCGATCGACGCAAGCATCCGCTACGCCAAGGGCGGCGTCTTAGCCGCCTGATTGACGCCGTAGACATGTGCGACCCACGCGAGAATCGTCGCAGCGGAGGCGATCTTATTCGCCGTCGCTGCGTCGAAGAACTCCGCCCAGGGCAGCGTCTTCAACTCGACGAGGGCGTCCCCGTCAAGACTCTCCAGGATTTGCTCGCCGCCCTTGAAGATCGCCGCGATGGCGAGCAAAATCGGCGTTTTCCAACCGTCAATTTTGAGCCAACACTTCCGCCAAAACGAAAGGGACGGATCGGCGAGCTTACCGGGCTTGCCAAGCACCAGCGCCGTCTCCTGCAATTTAGGTCGCAGATAGACGACGTAGACGACCAAAGTCGCGAGCATAAAGACGAGCGGCCATCCGGCCGCGTCCCAAAAAGACGCCATGAAGATCTCCTATTTGCGCTCAACTGGCGCAAGTAATTTTGTGACGATCTTTTCAGCCAGAGCATCCATGTCCGCAGGAGCGATCAATGCCGGATCGGTGGAAGCCTGTACAACAGGTGGAGGCGGCGGCGCATGCGCGCCACGGACCCAAATCGCAAGGCTCTCGATCCAAAGCCATTCTGCCTCCCCAGTCGGGACGGCGCACTGCATCGCAGGCGCCTCCCGCTCCATACGCGCCGCCGTCTGCGATAGATCAACAACAGTCGCCGCCGCCACGGTCTTCGCTTTCTCCGATTGAAAAATGGAGTAGAGGACCGCGAACCCTATAACGCAGCCAATCGCGGATAGCATCGGCGCCGGAATTTCCAGGGTCCCACGGAAGACCCCGAGCAATCCGCCGGCAATCACGCCCAATCCCGCATGCGCGTCATGCGTCTCGCCGGCTTTCTTTGCCAAAATGATCTTCGCTTGCGCTTCCGCTGCTGGCGAATGCGCTGGATTCGCACCGATATAATCGCGAAAAACGTTATGCGCCTGCCTGATGCGATTGGATAGATTGGCCGATGCCTTCGCTGGCCGTTCATATTCCCAACATACGCGCGCCGTCAGCTTGTCGAGATCCCCACCTGCGCGCAGCGCTTTATCCAGCTCCGGATAAGCCTTCCCGAGTTCGAAGACGGCAAATTTGATCTGCGCCGCCAGTGTCCCCGAATGGAGCCTTCGACCTGAGCAAAACTCTTCCAACGCATCGAGTCGGGCCAACCTCCATTGCGCAATTCCCTGGCTTCCGTGGTCCGATCGAGACGTCGGGATATAACCGGAATGAAGATCGCCCCCCGACTCTTGACTGAAATTCCCGACAACCGCCGCCGCACCGGTTGGATCATAACCCTCCGCAATAAAAAGACCTGCCGCGATCTGTTGCCGGATGGTCATTGTGGCGACCTAACGCCGCCATAAATCGAAATAGCCTGCCCATACACAGACGCGAAACTTCTGTTGAAGAAGTACGAATTCGCCTTTGACGAAATCAAACGCCTTGCAGATGACACCCTCCTTTGTGATCCCACCGTGGAAAAATGACGTATGACGCGCAAATCGACGCGCATCCTTTCACACAAGCCGACCGAAAAACCGAAAAACAAAATATCAATCAATCCGTCGCTCGCGCATTTCACATTTGGTCCGGCGGCAAAAGCATCCGGCTCAAATCGCCCCCCCCAACGCCAAGCGCCTACCCGAGAACCCTAATAATTCCGTCCGGCCTTTCCCGACCTCACGGCATCGCGCTCCAGATTGCTCCAAGCGCGCGGGCTTGGCGAAGCGCGGTCGCACAATGACCTGCAACTGTCCGATGAAGACCGCCGCTATCAATGTCGAAATCAGCGCCACCGTTGCCAGTTACAGTGCCGACCCGCCCAGTACCCGTAATGTCCGGACCAAGCGGATCGCTGGCGAGTGTTATGCCAAAAGTATTCAAATCGCCTCGCGCTTGCTGCTGCGTTACAGCAGCCAAAACCGCACTCTCGTTGCCCAGCTGAGCCGCTTGTTGCGCTGATGCATTCGAACCGCCTGTCAATGCTCCAAGGGAAATAATCGGCACCCCGGGAAAGGCCCCGCGCAAAGTCTGAAGCAAGGTCGACATCGCCGAATTAATTCCACTATTGCTGGCATAGCTCGTGTCGTTCGACGAAGGCTGAATTAAAATTCCAGCGATAGGTCTATGCCCATTATGGACTGCCAGATTCTTCAATGCGCGCGTTTGATAGTTCGCCGCCGTATTTGATGCAGTCGCGACAATGCCAGTCCCCGCTATCGAGTCGTTTACGATCTCAACGCCGAGCAAATTCTGCAATTGCAACGCATAGGCGTTCCACGATGCGGCGAGGTCATAGCCCTCACTTTGGCTGTCGCCTAGGAGATAGAGTCTCCGATTGTCCGCGACCGAAGGATAGGAGAGATTCGACGTAGGCTTGCATGACGCACTAACGACCCAAATCGGAGACGCAGTGTTTTGATTCATGCCAAAGGTGATTTCGATCTGATAAATCGACCGGCCGATGGTCGTCCCAAAAGCCTGCGCCGACGTACAATTCGTGAAATCCAATGTGACGTAGCGAAATCCACCAGCGACAGGTGTAAAAGCGTAGTCGAGCGGGACCCCATTGACGCGGATCAAGATCGGCCCTGCGCCAAAAAAAATGCCCTTAAATTCCAGTATGTCCCCTTCAAAATCCACTTGATAGCACGACTGCCAGGAACAATAGCCGCTCTCCCCCGCGCCCTTCCCACCCAAGTTTCCAGTGGACAACATCAAGTCCGTTTGGAAACCCGGAATGCCCGCCTGGTTTCCGTTCGAGAAAGGCGTGCCGCCAACGACCCGAAACACACTGGAGCGATCCGAAGGGAAATCCGGGTTGGAACCCGGCGGAGTAAAAGTTAGGCTCAACGCTGCATTGTGCGATGCAGATTGGGACACCACCGGCGCGGTCTGAACTCCCCAAAACGTCCAGTTAATCCCACCGTCGCTCACAGTGCCTGTGATATGCGTCGGCGGCGTGGTCCCTGCCGTCCCGCCAGACGCGGCGTAATAGACAAATCCACCGTTTGACACAACCTGACCGCCAGAAAATAAACCGCCTGCGATCCATGGTACGGAACCAACCAACCTTGTCGTCGAGAACAGCGGATTGCTCCTTTGCGCAGCGACATATGAACGCCGCAGCCAGCCGCCGGTCGTCTCCTTCGACGCACCATAACCTGAGGGTAAAATGCGAGACATTCAATGACCCTCCGCTTTAGCCTTCCCAAGCTGTAAATTGCTGAAATGCAGTCCCGCCGATCAGCGCAATCGCATTGCTCGGAATCCGCCCCCCCGCCTCGCTCCAACCGTCGCCGTTAGGTCCAAAGGTCGTCGTGCCGACCGCGCCGAAAGCTGCAGTCGCCCCAATAGACGCCCCGAGGTTTTGTGAGCTGCTCTCGTTTCGAAACATAAAATATTGACGACCCGAATTGCTGGAAAACACCGGAGTCGACAGCGGAGAAAAGGACATCAGGTTGACAGCGACGCCCGAACCCGATCCAGACGTCGACACCGGAACGATCGGATTTGTTTGCGGAGCGCCGTAAATCCCTGGCGCGCTTACAGTCAAAGTCGCCGCACCCATAATCAAATTCAGCTGCGCGCCCGCCAAGCTTCCGCCGCTAACCGGTTCTGCGGCCGGCGTGGTTGGATTGACTGTATATGATCCTGCGGCGGCTATGGACAGCACTGCTGTAATAGCCCCCCCGGCCACAGTGACTGACGCTTGAAATTTTATTCCCGTCCCGGTCGTACCGATGACCGTTTGCGTACCATTTGCGCCGCCGGTCCCGCCAGCCGCAACTGTCGCAGCAACGACTTGCGTCGTAGCAACGGTTAAAGCCGCTGGAGCAACGACGCCCGCACCAGTCGGCAGAATCAAAGTGTCCCCAGGGGAATAAATATGCCCCGCGGCGCCACCTGCTGTCTGAACCGTAGCGCCGATAACGCCGCCACGAATATATCCGGAACGATCAATTAAAGAAATGGCTCCGCCGGTAACTACTATCGCATTTGTCACACCCGGCGTAGTTTGATCGATGCCGCACTTTCCAACGACCTGCACGGGCGCTTGATCAGTGGCTAACGCGACCGACACGCTATTTGCAGTCACTGCGGGCGCATTTGGAAGCGTGTTTACCACAGCGCCAGATCCTGGCGTCACATTTAAAGTCGGCAATGCCATAGATATTACCCCTCGAGCCTAAGCAGCAACAGCGGCAAGCAAAGCCGAATTCGTCGCCTTGCCGAAATCTGCGACGCCCCCTCCAACTTCGCTTCCCTTTACCGATGACAACAAAGCTCCGTCAATTGGAGCGAAAATAATCGCCGCAGATCTAACAGGGGTCGATGCATAGACCGACGTCGTAGTCCATATCTCATCTTGCTCGCCTGCTGCGAACAGAATCCCAATTTGGTCTTGTCTCGGCGCCTCGCCGCCCCAATGCAGGACAATTGGATTCGCTCTGCCCTCAATTCGGAGCGAACCAATCCCTAGTAGGCTCCAAACACCCTGCGTTAAGAAAAGCACATTCGTTTCGATCGCCATCGGACTCTCATCTATGATCTAACTCAGCGGATAGAACACTACAACGCTATCCTCCGTCCCCGACGTCGACGCCCAAATCTGACTTGCGGTCCAAAGCTTCACTCGCTCATCTGGTCGAAGGCTAAACCCGACCGCTCCATCGGCAGGCGGAAGATCAGAAATTACATACCAGACCGGGGAGGACCGCGCTTGAAGCATAACCGGCCCAACTCCAATCAAGCTCCACACACCTTGCGCGAGCGATAAAAACGTCGTTGCAGCCATACGATATCCTAAGCAAAAGTGCGTACGGCTGAAATGCCGTGCGAGGACGCTAAAGACCTCGAAAACATTACGATGCCGGCGGATCGAATGTCGCGTAATGAATCGCGATTCTCACCACGCCCGCCGTGAACGCGCCGCCAATCGCGATGATACTGATTGCCGAGGGGAAGTACCACACTGTTGGGCCGATTAGCCCTGAGTTGGTCACTCCAGTCGAAGTCCCAATAGCGGAGCCAAATCGACCGTTCACAGACCCGAGTTCTCCTCCGGGCCCCGTCGTCGCATCGACATTAAATGAATTGGCGCCGGAAATGGACGTCAATACTCGTACTGAAACCGAAAAAACAAGGGATCGGCTTGGGATCTCCATGACTGACGAGCTCAACGCGCCTGAGCAGGTGACGGCTTCTTCGACGACCCAAAACTGAATGCCAGCCCCGTGAGGCGTGCGGCTGCATGGCACCTCACTCAACTTAGCGGCTGCAAAGCCGCCTGCTGTCACGCCATCTTGAACTAAAACCCGATTATTTGTTGTATCGACAAGAAGCTCTCCCGCCGCTCCGACATAGCCCGCAAGGAAGCCTGCGGCCTCCCGCCTACGTTTGACTTGAATGCTCATGCAGACGCTAACCCCAAATCGATTACGATGCTATATGGATCGGACGCCCGCCCCCAATCGTCAACAGAGTTGTCTGCGAGGCTTGCGAGCCCAAAATCCAGACTAGATCCTGAAATAAGGGCCGCGGTGACTTCGCCAATCATTCCCGCGCCCGTCGGCGTGTAACTATAGGTTGCACAATCGGCTAGATCCTGAATGCCTTGCCCAAATATGTTGACGCTTTGAAATTTGAAATAGAGCTTAATCCCGATATAGTTATTCATCAAATTATACTTAAAAATTGCGTTATCCAATCTAGCGAATGGCGCGCCACCGAGATGCTCCGACGGCGACGATCCAAAAAGCCCACGCTGAAGACCGGTAAGGCTGTATGTGTTGGCGCTAGTCAACACTGCATTTGCATACGCAATGAACTCAGTGTCTATAATGGATAGAGTCGCGCCATTGCGTGCGTCTAGGTCTGTCGACGGCGCCAACATTCCTCCGCTCTCGAGAAGTGAAACCGAAAGCACATCAGCGTTGTCTAGACCGCCGATGGCGGGCAATCTATTGATAAGATTGCCTTGGCGTGCAGGCCCATGGGTCGTTGCACCAATTAAACTATAGCTTGTATCATCCAATGAAACATAGATGTTCGCGCCACCCCAATTTGGGTCAACGCGCCCATTCGTTCCTCCCGAAAGCGCAACCCAAATCTGAGCGATGCCCCCCGTCAATGCTGCGGGCGGTTCGAGGATCAATGGAATGTTTACAGCAGCAGGAACAATAGAACTATTGTAAGCAACGCCTTGACCACTTTGAACGGAATAAATAGAAGCGGTTGCGGCCCCAAGCTCAAAATCCTCCGCGCTCACGGCGAGTACGCCGATGTCATCTTCCTCGACTGCGGTAATCCGAACCGGATAGCAATCCAAGCCGAGCGCGGGATCGGTCAGCGAAACGATGTCCATAGGCTCCAGCAGGCAATATTCAAATGTTAATTTGAATTGATAAGTGTTCCGTACAGCAAGACCGCGCTGCAGCATTAATTGAACAGCAATCTGACCGACCTCCGGATCGCAAATCTCATGGGCGGTAATGCTGGATCCTTTCCGCAGGCCGAATGTTTCAATTGAATTTTGGTCCCAAGCCTCAATCGGTAAAGGGCTATACTGCGCTTCTCTCTCCGCTATTTCCAACGCCAGCCAATTTTTCGCTGTAAATGGATCCGAGCGCGACACCTGCACGGGATCATTTTCTCCCGTGGCGACAAAGTCATCGTCGGTTAAGTTGTAAATTGGCGATATCTGTGGAGTATAAGTTGAAAGCTTTCCGGTTTGGAGTTGCCTTGTAATTTGCAAGTCGCCATAGGGAATAAATTTCAATTCTCCGCCCGACCATACTACAGCGGCATTTGTAAGCAACAACCATCGCGCAAGTATGCTGTTGGCAGTCTCTTGATTAACTAACGTCGGGGAAAGCGCGAGACCGGCTGCTCGACAATAGGTCTGATAGGATGCATCTCCTGACGCGCCCAATAGAGTCGATGCATTTATGCTTTCTGGTGGAAAGCCGACGCCATATTGTGAATTCGTCAGGAAGTCCTGCACAATAAGTGCTGGATCCGCATCCAAGCCGTTTACGACTGCAGAAGTAGATGGGAAGGATAGCACGCCACGTATTTCGAAATTTTCGGACGGCAGATTTGCACTCGAACCCAAATAAAATGCTGCTGAACATACATATGCTAGACCACCATAAGCGATTGTTTGGTCGGGAAACTGCGTTGAAAGAACCGACCAATACGGTTGTGGCGTGGAGCCGCTGAAGAATGTCCAACCTGCGGACGCCAATGTCGTGGAACTCGACCCGGACCAAATTGTTCCAATTCCTGCAATCGGACCTTCGCACAGACCTAGAATAGCTGAAACATAGTAGCTGTAACCCGATACCGTCTGCTTATTTGACGACCCGCCCTTCCCGCCTGAACCGGTGTTCGCCGAATATTGCGGCACGCCAAAAAAGCCGCCTTGCCATATTAAATTATAGCCACTCTTATTCGTTCCATAGACAATTGGAATTGGAACTCCGGCCGTTGCCGACTGTATCTGCAGTCCAGAATATTCATAGACCCATGCTTGTTTAGCAGCATTCGCCGAGCGCAAGAAACTCATTTTAATTATCTTCTTTTCGCACAACGCTAAAGAAGCGCACGCGGCGTTTGGAGTTACTCAGATCGGGATGAGTCCAGACAGGATCCTCGACAACAACGCGAGACGGCTGAAAAGCATGAATAATTGTCAATGGTTCCACATTCGAAACGATTCCGCCGTGTGAGTAGCACCTTCCCCAACGAAATACGCATATGTCACCTGACTCGGGTCGGGGGACTTCAGTGGCCCGCTCGTCGACGAAGCCTAGATATCTTTCGTCAGATCGATGCAAGTGCCAGTCGGCACTGTACGGCCTGGGATCAAATTGCGCCGTCAGTCCAAGGTCGACGTAGACGCGGACGAGGAGCATCCCACAATCAACCCCGACGCCCCGCACATCGGCGCAATTATGATATGGGGTTCCAATCCACTTCCGAGCCTCTCGTACGATAACTGATCTAGTATCCATGGCTAACTCGATAATTACAGGTCATATGTCGGTGGCGGTATGAATGGAAAGCCACGAAAATTGATCTGGTTATTGAATTTGGTCCGGCACGTAGATAGCGTGTGATCACATCCTTGATAGACTGTAAACGCGTCTCCGACAGTAGGTTGGTGCGGTAGCTTATTGCTTAGCGTCAAAGAGCCAGCTACCGCTGCCTTGATGTTCGCCGTCGCACCTATATTTGGACCGGAAGTGAACGCAATCGTTCCTTGGGCGTATTCTGCCGCGGCAGCCGACCAATTGATTATCGTCGGCGTAGAGCCAGCACCGACCTGACCCATAGCGCCAAAGGCACTTTTAATGAGCGTGCAGCCAGAATCATAAAGCTTATGTTGACAACTTGGCGAATATATGTTGCGCGGCATCTCGATGTCGAGGAGCACTAAATCCGAGTTCACGGTCAATTGTGCCGTTGTACGCCCAACGTTATCCACCGCTCCGACCCGTCCTTTAAATAGGACAACGCTACCTATCGGTGGTTCAGTCCACGTTTTCAGAAACGCTCTCTCCCGCTGGATTAGCGCGCCGTCAAAAATCCCGTTGCGGACAGCTTGCATAAACGGGATGCCGCCCAGGGTGTCAACGGTCCTTGCAGAAATCGTAATTTGCTGTTGATCCACCTCAAGCCCGACGCTGCTCTTCAATCTCAAGCCGTCAATGAGGATTGAATTCGCTTGATATATTGCGCCATTTAGCGCAATTGACACATCGGCGTTTGTAACGGTCAGTATTAGTCCGTTTTGAAGCGTCAAAGTAAAGCAGTCGCCGACAAGTGCAGTTATATCACAATTCGAACGTAGTACGCCGAGAAATTCGACTAGATCTGGCGACGCGCTTCTCATGGCCTCACGCTTCGAAATTTCACAGAGGTGGCTTGCCAGAGCCCATCCATTATCTGTTGAAAGTCACTTTGATCATCCGCAAATCTACACAAATACGCAAAAGCGAAGCTTGCACTAACAATATGACCTTCCTGCGGGGCGATTGAGAACGCTATCATATTATTTGAACCGTGCGGCGCGTAGATTGAGTAATCTGTGTTAGCAACCACCGTATCATTGTCGTAAATTGTGGCCGGCGGATTGCTTAATACCCAACCTACCGGCTCCGTGAACCCTCCGTAGGTCCGGACTAAGACAAATGTTGTCGATATTCTATCTCCAGTTGCGATGATTTGCCTATCAGCAAGATGATCGGACGGGTCGACGTAGAGAAACGTACCATATTGGCCTTGACATTGCAGGTAAAGCCCGAGAAGGGCCTGCAGAGAATTGGCGCCTAAGCCAGGAAATTTGCCCGCAGAATCGAGGGCATCGAAGGTCATTTCAAATTCATAGAGGGGATAGGCGTAGAACGGTACGCGCGCTTCGCGACCAGAGACGTGCGAAGCGACTCTGGTAGAAAATGTTGGCCGCTTTGTTATCGACCATCCCTGACCCGGCAACATCGGGAAATTTGGCGGCGCAGTCAATCAAGCACCGCCGGCGCGGCATTTGAGCAATCCCCGATCGCGCAGCGACTCGCAACAAACGCATCACCGTAGTCGCTCTTATCGACGTAAGAATATTGCCCGAAGGCACTCAAGATTACCGCGATAGATTCCTTAACCACGGAGCCTTCCTTGTGCGTGAGAGACTTATAGATCCACAACCTGTAATATCAATCCAGTGTGCCGAATGTCTCGTACAAGTGTAGCTGAATACGTTCAAATAGGCGCCGTTAAAAAGGCCTCATTCAGTAGGTTATCCTTCGCCCGGAGCACGACGGGACGTCGCCCGAACTCAACGCACGATTTGAACCGCCGATTTCAAAGGCGACATAATTTCGGGCGTAACCGATCCATTCCGTCTAGGTCCTGTTGACCAATGGCTCCATAGCCGGATCTCGATAATTTGGAAGAAACCAAGATAATTGGCTGGGGCTTTGGCATATCGGATCGCCCGGCTACGCGCGTTCTTGTCCTTGTGAAGCAGCGTTCGATGTCGTTGCGCGAGGTATAGTCCTAGCCAGCGACCTAGATTTGGCTTTGCGCTTCCTGCGCGTAACGACGGTCGCGGCGCCCTTGTCCTCTAGCGTTTCGCGAATACGATCGGAATTATTGCAGCCATCTGCGATTGATATTTGGCTACGGCCCGACCGCGTCCCTCAAAGGGTCAAAGCGCGAATAATCCAAGCCCTAGCCTGCAATGATCTCTGCGGCTAACAGCAGTCCTCGCCGTTCCTAGGGAGGTGACTCTTAGGCGTGAAGTCGCCTCTCAAGCGCCCAAGACCTGACGCGAGGTCCCTTTAGCGCCTACGGCGCAGTGATGCACCCGGACGATGGCGCCATGATCGTCTGGACTCTCTCGCCGACGCCTTCAGTCTCGTTCAGAGGCTCAAGCAGAAGGTCCCGCAATCCGCGGATCATCCAGCGTCGGAACTGTCGATAGGACGACGACCACTTGCTAAAATGTTCATGCCGGCCGAGATGGTGCAGGCGATCCAGACAATCCCATCCGGAAAAGGGCGATGATCTTTAGGGCGTCGCCCGCAGTGTATGCCGCGAACCGTCACGAAGGACTCAAAATTGGCCCATTCCTCATCTGACATCAATCCTCGAACCAGGGCCGCTGCCCGCCGAAACGGATATCAAATCAGAAACTTGTCCTAATGGGACTCCTTTCTGTCAATAAAGCCTAGGCTCGGCAAGCCATGTAATCCTACTCGCCCTTCACGCTGCGAAATTTAATTGCGCCGAGTGCTACGAGGCGTTCCATGAATTCTTCGTAGCTTTCGCCCTCATCATCCAAGCGACATGTCAGCATCGTTATGCCGTCATGCTCGATTGGCGCCGGAAATAGAAACGGACGATGTCGACCAAAATGCATCGCGACGAAACCGATGACTTCTTGCAGCTCAGCGTAAGGCGGGTCCATTCGTAATAGATCAAAGCCGATTTCGATGTTAAATATGGGCGTCGACATACGACTAAGAAGACACTGCCTTCCGGACGCATGTCTTGTTATAGCGGATGAAAATTGCGGTTGATAGCGCACGCACCAGCCGCGCCCAACGAAAGTAGGAAATTGAAAGTACGATCCAAGCTCCGGAGGCGGATCAGGGATTGGCATCTCTGTTGGTGGCGACTTTCCAGTGAGCCAACTTCCGCCTGACCAATTGCTCCCGTCCGCCCACACATCAGATCTGACGGGAAAGATCGGAAAAGGCCGAGCGTCCCAATTCCAAACCGAACAAAATTCGGGCTGGATCATATGGATGCTATCTACGACGGGATTATTGCTCGGCACATCGGTGAACCAATATTCGTGGAAGGCCTGGAGCGCCAAGCTTTGAAGAACTAAATCAGTTCGCGGCAAATAGCCAGCCCCATCCGCGGAATCCCAGATAGACCAATAAGCGGTGGCGCTCTCCGATGATTTTGCATCGAAAAAGGCATTGGGCTGATTTGTCGATCGGTCTGTACTCGCGAAACCGTATTCTGTGAACGCTACGGATTTCATATGGGCAAACCAAGCAGTTGTCTGGCCTTTCGGGCTTTCTCCGGCGCCGTCACCGCTATCATAGAGCGCTCTATGAGAATTGCTCCACCACCACCGAACTTGCTTTTGGGCCAGTATCTCCTGATTTGGATAATAGCGATTTCGCGCCTGCGTCAGACGATCTCCGTCGACGCACGAAACACGAAGATCAGTTCCAAATGGATCAAGACCAACTCCCTTGTTGCGCGAGTTGACATAGAACCAATTAAACCGCTCGCCACCCTCAATATTTGCTTTCAGATATTCCTTCGAGTAGAGCGTGGGAGCGCCAGTAAGGCCGAGTCCGATCGAAAGGGGATCGGCCGGAGGCCAAATTATCGGCGCGGAATCACACCAAAGTCTCGCATCGAGACCGCCAGAACCCGTCGTCCAATCCGACATCGGTAGATAATTGTCAAAACAAACGAGATCGATATTCGGACTAGACCAAAGCGAATCTAGATGTGGCCACAATCCAACCGACGAAGCTGGGTTCGACAACGAATGGTCACATCCCATCCAAGTCGACCAATCAGCTGCGTAGCTGATGAGGTTGTGTAGTCCAGCTACGTTCTTCGTCAGACCCGCCTCGTCAAAAATTCCTCTGACGTCGTCGGACAATTGCGATAGGCCGCCAACGAACGGATAATCCCATGCCGCATGACTGTTCTCATCGACCGTCCCGGCAGCGCTCCATCCTGGGCCTCGAATCGTCTCGAGCCCGCGGAGTTCGGAACCGAGAAGAAATAGGTCAACGCCACCTGCAATGACGCACAGATTTGCGTAATGCAAAATCATACGCCTATATGTATAATTAGAAGGCGGTCCAGAATATCCGACCGTTAAATTCATTGTGTCGCGACTAAACTCTGATGGCGACGCCATCCCCAGAAATTTGGCGACGGCTGAGGCAGCAGACTCCGAGATATCAGGGCCGCTATAGGCAATCCTTCCACGCCAAGGCAACCCCTGGCAGGTCATCAATATGAACGGATAGAAGACGATCCGAAGGCCCCGCGATCTCAGTGCCCGAATACAGCGTACGATCGATTGGTCCGAAGGCGTTCCACCGTAGATAAACGATTCTCCATTCATTGGAAGCGGAATTATTTCCTGCGATAGTTGCGTCAGTTCAGAACATCGCCATACGTCACCGACCCAGTCGTTCCCGCTCCACTTCTCAAATCCACCGCCTATATATGTCGTTGACGGAAAAATCTTGCAATTCTCTACATCGGTCGAATTTCCAAACCACGACACTACAATGGCAACGGTGATACAGCTAGGGAACGCGGCTTGAAGCTGATCAAGCGCAAGTTCGATATCGCCTCTATCCGGCCCTTCGCCGCCATAAGCATTGATCAACTCGAAGGCCGATGCATTCGCTCGATGGCCTCGGTAACAGATAGTGTCATAGGTGAACTCTCCAGTCGACGGGAGCAGATTCACGCCATTGACAAACTCCATATTTCACACCGTCCCGAGCTTGGTTAGGCCAAGATGTGAACCAGTTCGCACGCTCTCATTGATTGAACGCAATATTGTTTTGCCGTGATCTTTAAAGAACTGCTTTAGGCCCATTGCGTCTACGGCTTGAATATTGAAATTTGTGGAATTATGCACATGCACAGCGCCAGCCGCGCCGCCACCGCCTTCCAATGCACTACGAAGCGCTGCGGCAGGGCCCGCCGGGACAATCATCTCGCCTTGATGCACTGCAGCAATCATATCGCTCGGAAGACTCCAAGCGCCTACGGCAAAGGATGCTAGCCCCCCGGCTGCACTGGCTACCGTCGCTGCGCCCGCCGCAGCTGGCCCGGCCGCTCCTGGTCCCATGACCGGAGCCAAAAATCCAAAAATCCCAGCGAACGTTTCCGCCGCCGACGCACTAATGCTACGCAATACCGCCGAGATCGTCTCCGCGGCAGACGCTGTCGACGCGGTCGCCTCAAGACTTGTTCGTGCAGATGTTCCGGCAGCGACCGCCGCAGTCTTACTCGCCTCACTAGACGCCGTGACGCTCAATTGCGCGACAGCTCCCGCCGTCCAATCACCCACCATTTTTATCTTCGCTTGAAGAAACGACTGAATGATAGCCAAGCACACCTTTTGCGCCGCCTGGGCCAGCGTCTGCTGCCCTTGGATCATTCCCATGATCGATGTGGACGCGCTCGCACCAATTTGCTCAAAACTCCGACGATAGTCTCCTGCAATCTCCCCGTTGACTCGGCGCATGATATCCAGTTGGCTCAGCGCCGATCGGCTGGATAGATCCACAATGGCGCGCTGATTTTCGGCAAACTCGTTTGCTTTTTCTTGCCCCGAAAACCTCGCTGCCTCCAATCGGCGTCGATCGAGATCTTCCTTTTCTTGATCAAGAGCTAGCAAACCCGCCAGTTCCGCTTGCCGCGACATCTGCCCTAGTCTGCCCGATTCGATCGTGATCGCGGACTGCTGCTGCAATCCCTCCAGTGCGCTCTCATAGCGTGCTTGCTGAACTCTACGTGCGTTAGCTAATAGCGCCTCACTATTCGATTCATCATCCGAGGCCATCTGGACACCGCCCCCGGCAACCGCCTGAGATAGCGATGCAAACGACGCTTGGGCCTGTGAGGCGCCACTGCGCAATGTCCCGACCGTAGCATCTACCGCACCCGCCGCCTGTTGCATTCCCTTCTGCAAATTTGAAATATCGGCGATAAAGCGGATTGTTACATCATCGGCCATTCAGCATCGTCCTTCTATAAGACCAAACAAACTAACGGACGCCGATGCACCGCCTTAAGCGTTGATTGATACGTAGCAAATCGCTTATGTGAGCATCGCGACCGTCGACGTCGCGCCAGCGGCATCGCAATGACCAATGCACTGCACAAAAAATCGGGACCCGATCACCTTTTTGTCAACGCGCCCGCACAAATCCCTCAGGGAAAGCCGCCACGAGCGCCCCAACGCCGCTAGGATCACCTTTGCTTCGGATTGATGACGTCGGCTCTTTCGCCTCGATCCGATAGACACATTTCAATATCTCATGGACAGGCGGCGAAGTTCTCCAGTAATCGAATAGAACCCGCACATCATGAAGCGTCATATCGTCGATTTGCGACGGCGCATAGCCACATGCCGTCATTAGTCGGGCATAGATATAGTTAAAATCGATGCGGGCGGACGGACCAGATCCACCACACCCGCCTACACTCCCCCCGGCGCAATTCCCCCAGATCTTTCTTTGTCTCCCTGCTCCGATTCAATAAAGCCGCCAAGTCGAAGAACAGCGCCCATCGCCAGCGCAATATCCGACGCCGTCGCCTCGATCTCACCCAGCGCGCGCGCCGCTTCCGGATGGTCGCGCCTCAAGCCGATAGCCACAATGGCGACAGCCGACTGAACGCTGCATCTCGCGCCTCCATCCGCACTCATCAAAAATGGCTCAATCTCCTGAACTTGACACAAATTTAGCGGACGAACCAACCATTCATGTTCGCCAAGACGAATTACCTCGGGCTGCGGACGCATTTTAGGACGCCTCGCCGAAGGACCAAGTCATGACGTTACCAGCCGCATCGGCAAAGCAGGAAAAATCGAATTCCGGCATGACAAAGTCCTCGAGCTTCGTCTGGAAACTCAGCTTAGTCGACGTGCAATTATTAAGTTGCAACGAAATTGCCTGCCCCTGATAAGACGTATAAAAAACCGCCTGAAAGGTCGGAGTCGTACCCAATAGCTGGTTTGCCACGCTGACCTTCGTCCCCGAATTGCCGACCGTGTAAAGATAGCTCGTAAAGACCGTCTTTCCCGCATCGCCGGAACTAAATGTATAGACACCTGAAACGACCGAATATTGACCTACTGACGGCGTCGACGCAACCTTCACCAGTGGCAAGCCTGTCGCCGCATAAACGACACCTTCATCGCCGACAAACGACCCGGAATTAGCTACAGTATTTGTGTATGGACTTGTTGACCCGACAGCCCCAACTTCAGCAAATGACGTCGCCACTTGGCCAGCGACCGGATTAACGCCATAAAATAAATTTGCGAAGGCTAAGCCGGAGATGCGCGCCAGTTTAGCCTTTCCTGTTGTCTTAATCGTCCCGCGAGCAGCAGCTATCGGTCTCTGATACTGGCCATATAGCTCTTTGATCGTCGCAGTTTCCTCAATTGTTACCTCTTGAACCGATCCAAAATTAATTGGCGTCCCATTCAATATGTCATTACGAGTCCCAAGCAATACGCCGGAACCAAAACTATACATTTATAACCTCACTTCTAAGTTTCGTAATTTGCCACACTGATTTTCTTAATGTAGCTTAGGATGCGATCAATCTTGCGAACAGCCGTCAATTCCAGTGTCGCACTCACGCACAACTTACAATATCCGGTCCTTAGGTAGCGCTTTCAGGTTCGCCAACCAATTTTTTTATGCGTTCCTTAAGGTCTTCAATTGCAGCGCTGACCGTGTTCCAGACAATCACGTCACGCGCTACGACCGATCCAGCAAGCATCTCGAAGCGCCACAGGTCCACGATCTCGGCGACGTCATCAATTTTCGTTGGATAGCGAGAAACGTTCACAATTCTACTCTCTTAGGGCAAAATGATCTTAATAGGAACAATTACGAGTCCATCGCCATCGATGTCACCCGGGTCTTTTAAAATCTTGCCGTCGATTCGACATTGATACGCGACGCCGTTCAAAGTGTTGCGTCCGGCGACCTTATCATAGCCAGTCGGCATGAACGCCTCGTCAAGCGCGTCAAGCACATCGTTGACGAGCGCGCCGCCAATAGACTTTGGATCCTTCGCATTAAGGTAAATAAATAACTTAACTTCAACTATACGCTTCGGCGTCGCAATATCTGTCCAAACATATGTGTCATGTCCCCCTTCATAGATAAAACAGGCGGGACGGTTCATCGTAGGGACATCACTCCATAATTTCAATCGACGCGCCGGTCCGATCGCCCAGGCATATGTACCTTCAACTTGCTGAATAAGTCCCGCAATTGCGAGCTCACGTGCAGACATAGCGTTTGCTCATAAAAATCATAAGTTGCGGCGCAGATCTACGCAAATAGCGAAGCACTATCAGCCCTTATTCAAAGACTTTAGCAACGCAGCTTTCCAACTCGCCATTAAAACATCATGGATATTTGCATTTGCATCGCCAAATACGATCGTGCTTGACGCGTCCGGCTCGCCAACAGAGTCTCTGCCCACGACCCGTGACCGACATATGAGGCAACTCCCTAAAACTTTCTCTTTCGTCGATGTCAATTCGGTCGCTGCGCGTCGACCGGCTAGTTTAACTTTTCGAGAAACACACCCGTCACTTTCTGTCGTCAATACTAAAATCCCTTGATCGTCGCTCACCGTCGCATAAATCGACGATGCCAAGCGCGCCCAAGGCGCGCGAACGCGTTCGACACACCGAACTCGTCAAATGCGATCTCCAAAGACGTCGCATAAATTTACTACTGTTGAAGGAAACATGTTGAAATTGCGCCGATTCAATTTAGTCAAGGGGTCACAATTCTTCGATAGGGGACCAGAGCGCTTCGAACAAAATCCGGTATATCCTTAACAATAAACGCTATCGTTTCTTGTCCGCCGAGAGACTTCGATTGTTGCCCGATGCGCGAGCGATATGTATATCGCTCTGCGGCCCAATCCATACAACAAGCAGCAAGTTCAGCCGGCATATATCCGTAGGATATTTGCATCTCGACGCCAGCATCAGCCTGCGAAAATGTATATGTTCCGTCCGCTACAGAATATTGCCCACCTAAAGGATTCGAAGCGACACGCGTGAGTTGCGTACCGTCGATATAACTTACGCCGCAATCACTGCGCCAGTCGCCCAACGGCGCTGCTGCAGCAACACAAAATGGAGCGGACTTCGGTCCGGTCACATTTTCGTCAGTGATTTGATATCCCGCGGTATAGGAAATCATCACATTCTGAATGCCGCAGACGAAGCGTCCATTTCGAAGCGACAAGCGCTGCATACCTCCAGGCGGCCAACTCCCGGCAGGATCTATAATATACCCAACACTTTCACTCCATATTCCCGCGTTTTGGACGAAAGAGGGAATGAGTACGTCATTGATCCTGCATGCTATGATTCCGAGAACAGGCCACTCGCGAAGTGTGACCGACCTCTCGCCGCCGCCATCAAATACATCTTCAAATGGCATTGGAAGAATGGATGAACGGTTGATGTATGCAAGAATAGCGCGACTAATTTGACTTATTAGATGACCAAGGAACACATCGTCGTCGTCCCCAGCGATATCCAAACATCCCTTCAAATCTCCTAGACTCGCAAAGTCAAACGGAGAAGGCATTTTATTCATATCCCTTCACGAGAGACGTCTCTTCGTATTCTCGTAAGTCACGCCCGAACCTGATGTCCGCGGCAATCCATCGAAATTCAAGCGTTCCACTTTTCAATTTCTGAAGATCGCCTTTGCCTACGCATAAAAATGCGCTGTCCAATTACCCCAAGTCGTTGCAGGCACGGGCTCATTTGCCGGCGTTGCGAGCCAGTCGGCGCAACTGGTCATTTGTAATCGGCAACGAGACCGCGACGCGCTGCATTCTGAGAAATGCAAATAACTCGTTACGGTTGAGCTTTTCAATCCGTTCGGCATCGCATATTGTCATTCTGCCACTCTGCCCGAATCCGTCAGATCCTTCTGGCGCAACATTTTGCTCTTCTACATGAAATTTTAGCCCGTCAGACGCTTTTTCCGAGCTCGACGACGACGAATATTTCGGCTGAATAACCAATTCGGGATTGTCCAATGCGCTTTTGCAGTTTATCGAGTTAAGATTAGTTTCATTGCAATGCGTAAAGCCATGGCTTGCGAACGTCAGCCAGTCTTGGTCATCGACTTCGATTGAGCCATCTTCGCCTATGTTAACTGCAGTGCCGCGATGCGATACCGAGGCACAGCCAATTGGAGCACGCAATTTCATCGGCTTTATCCTCATTGCCTTCATATAGAAGTGTAGCCAGAGGCCCTTTTAGCCATTTCCGATGTTGGTGATCATCGCCATTGACGGAGGAAAGTAATTTTGAAGCACTTCATCCGCATAGACTCCGTACTCGTATCTACGCGTCCGCAACGGCCACTCGATCTGATAATAATCTTGTCGCGTCCGGATTTGCAACACGTTGCCGACGCCAGCGAGCGGGTACGGAAGCGCCTTAGAGGTCATCAATATTGTTCCAGCGGGCATATTCGGATGCACTTTAATATCTAGCACCGCTCCACCCTGCATTGGAAAGCGGTTTAGATATGTTCGAACCATGATCCCACCGCCAACCATTTCCTGAGCGGACTCGAATACAAATCGCTGCGCGGCGGATTGGGAGCCCAACAAGATTTTTCGTGATATGTTCAAAGCCTCTTGCGAATTCACCCAAATCGTGTCCGGCGAGAGTCGGAAATTGTCCCACATATACTTGAGCACTGCATCAATTTCGATAATTCCTCCTGCGCTATCGGAGGTCAGAGGTGTGCCAGTCCCTGCCGCCCCAGTGGTCATCGTATAGATGTAAGAACCCGATCCCTGCTTGATTGCTTGATAAATCAAACCATCGAATGCGAGCGCATTTGCAGAATTGTCATTCACTCCGAGCGACGCAGCAGTCTGCACACCGGCAGCAATCGCCGTAATGACAATTGAATTAATTGTAGTGATAGCACCAAGCGCTTCAGCTCCGGGCGCACCCCAGAACCAAGCGTATCCCAACGCACCGCGTACCGCCGAAACGCTCGCGCTAATAGATCCAGTTGGCCCCGCTACTGCGACGGTGGCGTTGGCGCTTTTAGCGCCAACGCCACCGCCAAACGTATCAGTCGATCCGTCCGCGTTAACACGTGTGATTTGTCCCTGGATACCCGACGCCACAGAGCCATTGACGAGTCCATCATGCGTGAGGGCCGCGCAAATGACAGAATAGGTCTGTGTCCCGAGAGAACCTCCAATTCCAGATGACGTCAACGTAGGGGTCGGCGTTACGCCGAGAGGCGTTGAGGCGCATCCACCAAGAATCATCGATTCTTCGCCCAGCATCAATGCCTCGAGGCCCGTTTTCGCTGCCGCGGCGCGAACGTCATCGAACTCCTGACCGGCATATTGCGCCTCAAAGTCGACGCTGGTCTCAACGCCGATGCCTTTATAGGTCGCTGTGTAATCCTGGGTCGCAATCGCTAGCACACCGCCACGATTAGCGGAAGAAACGCCGAAACGTAGCCCATTTGTGTTAATTGCCGTAATTGCCCGCCACGCGGCCTGAATGCCGCCTTTCCCGGAAACGCGAGGAATCGAGTTACGTAGGGGAGTGAGAACAGGATAAAGGAATTTTGCGCCAAGCTCGAGATCGTAAAATGTGAGTCCTGAGGTCGGTGACGAACTTTGCGAGAACGTTCCTTTTTCAAGTCCCAGTAGACTTCTAAACCGAGGATCACCGAGAGGCCGTTGCTGGGCCGTCTTGAGTCGGCCTAGCACATCCTCGACGTCGGTTTGCGATATCATACGCTGCTCCTAAGGAGAAAATGTATAGAGGTAATGAGAATCGGCGTGGATTGCGCTTCACACCGGTCGAAGCGGCAGCCGAAAGGCCCGATCAATATTACGATATATTGCTTGTCGGCTTAGTCGGTACAAATTACCGAATTGGGGCTAGGAGCATTGCCTTGCATTTTTGGATTTGCATACCGTCTACCGCGAGGTCCTGCCCCCGCTACGATGTGCCAATTTTATAGCGAGCAGAGAAAGTCCATCCGGATCGGATAGAAGCTGGTCGACGACATCGCTAGAACGGAGCCCTCCACTGGCATCCTCGGCTTTAGAAATTGCTCTATTATTACCGCCAACAGGGAGCGGCACCGGCTGCGCCTCGATGCGCATTACTCTCTGGAGTACATCGTCCAGGGTTCTCGCCAAAACTTCGAAGCTTTTTTCTAGCCCACCCGATGCAAACTGTTGCGACGGACAAGATAGGCGCCGGCAATCGCTCTCTTCGGACCGATCGCGCAGCTTGATGCTATTCGCTTTATCAAGAAACTTCACCGATGATCGCGAAGGTGCCGAATCCTGAGATTGTTCGCCGTCAGCTTCTTTCATGTTTCTTTCGTCGGACGCCGTTCGCAGAATCGATATTGCGCGGTCAATGATGTCGCTAAATTTATATGACACATCCGAGATTTCACGCCCGGGATCATCAGATTCCTTCGCTGTATCTCGTAAGGACTCCATTTCTTGAATTATCGCGTCAGTTGGATTGTCGGCGCGAACGCTATCAGAAAACTGACGAAATTCTCGGCTCCCATCAATTTTGATCAGCTCAAAGGACGACTCCGCCAAGCATGGAACGTCGACGAGCGAGATTTCTGTTGGCGCGGCCGTATAACGTGTAAGGCCGTCGGCGTCTGTCCAACGCTTTAAATAGGCGCCACCTTGCGAGAAGCCCGTATAAACGCCTTCTACAACCTTCTCCCATTCACTATCGTCAACAACCTTTACGCAGATTTCGATCTGCCTATCCAAATCATTGAAGTTTATCGCAGTGACCTTGCCGGCAGCGTTGGGCTTGTGCATCGCTCTCAGCACGCCAAGCGATCGGCCTCGCGTTGACCTGGCGATTTCGTTCGACCACTTTTCATATTGCGGCTTAGTAGAATTGTAATCGCAAATTTCCCCAGCTCGGTCTTGCTTCTCCGCGGTCGCGAGGCCGTAGACGAGGCGCTGCGCCGCATCGACCTTTGTGATCGGGATGAACATACGCAACGCTGACATCCGTTCTCCCATTTTTGAATAAGACATAAGCAAGTCAACTAAATCTACCGGCGCTGCAAGAGCGGTAATCTAAGCGCAGTGGTCTGAGCATATGAGACGTGACGTTCCGTTCCCTAAGACCGGCGCGTTATCTGTAGACGAAGTTTATTGTTTTGACGCAAGCGAGTCCGCCAACGGCGTATCACCGCTTGCATTGGAGCATTAGATTGAATTCAGTCCGGCAATGCCACATATCCAGCAGCAGTCAATGTCATCGGCTTATTTGCTGACACCTCGTCAACTGGTTCGCGGCCGAGCGTGGCGCGAGCTTCGTTAATAGTGAGAATGCCTTTTGATGTGTAACTTGAGAGAATAGCCTCTTGAATCAAAGGATCCGTCTCTTGACCGGCGCCCCAAATAAATTCGAGATCCGGCGAATCGAATTCACGCGCTAAAATGTCGTCGAAGAGCGACTTCGACCAGCCCAAAATTGGCGCGAGTCCCTCCTCCTCCGCGAGCTCCTTTTGCGTTTCTGCGGTGGCTCGGTTCATTGACTGAGTAAGCGCTTGCGGCGAAATTGAAAAAGCGAAGCATATGATGCGCGCTAACCATTCATCAAACGGACCTTTTAGCTCTGGTTCCTTTGTTTGAACAAAGGTCTTTGCGACGCCGCCAGGAACGAATTTTGCGCGGCGCCGACGACTGAGTTCCCCGTCAAAATATGCATCCCAGTATTTTTGGTAGGAAGCGATTTGGTCCGGGGTCCAGCTTTCCGGTACGCCGATCAAACTGTCCGGGATGTTTCCCTCGGTGAAATAATCCAGCAGATAAGCTTGGCGGCGGAGGGCGATATTCACCGTCGTGACAATTTGCTCGACCGGACTAAAGCCATAGACATGATTGACGCGGATGTTTCGCGGTCTGTAGATTAAATCGCGCACAGAATAGTCTATCGCAGGATAACCTTTGAGGATTTGCTGATAGGCGACGGGATAGACAATTTGTTCTCCATCCCGATATGGCTGGGGCGTACGGCCCCATGCATCGATGACAGGTTTGACCGTCGCACCGTCAAGAGGTAGAAGCGTATTGATGCGCCCACTTCGGTCGCGACTTACATATAGAGCAGTCGCATCGGTCACCAGGACTTCTTCGAGAATCATTCGCAACCAATCGGCGAAACAATGAATGCCGTCCGGGCGCCGAAAAAATAATGTCGCAGACGCAATGCGCTCCAAGTCGGTTTGAGTGACCGCTGTTTTGGATCGCGCGCTTATGCTCCAGCATTGGCGCGTTGCCTGGTCTTTGCGGGTTTCTATGACAAGGCGCAGTAAGTCATATCCGTCTGCAAGCGCGCGCAAAGTTGAGAAAGTTACAGGCTCATACGGACGGGATGTTGTTGAAAGATTGTAGCCGGACGGAAAGTCCCACTGTCGGCCGGTCACTTCGGTCGGCGCCAGTGGAGAAATAGGCGTCAGGGGGCCGAACCAGTTCGCCGCATCGCTTTCTTTTGTCGCGCTTCCAAAGCTAACATTGACCTGATACGGACTGAGCGACCATGTTCTCTGCCCCACTCCGCGCTCGGCCATTTCTAAGTCCCTTTCTAAGGTAGATGCGATCCATGTTGGCTGCATTTGTTAGCGGTGCCGATCCGCCACAATCATAAACTCCGACGGCCCCCTTCAGCTTGACGCCGGTAGAATTCGATGATTCCAGCCCCGTCGTCTGTGGCGAAGAGATATGTCAGCGCCCAAATCGCTGCGTCTACGTGGTCGGGACTGCCGGCTCCGCCATATCCGGCCGATGAAAACGCGCATAGTTGGTCTTCGAGCTTGGCAAACCGGCTAACATGATGAACCTGCCCCTGCGAATAGCGTACGGAAATCGGCTCGGCTCTTACAGCTTTTCCTCGGCTTGCAACGACCAACCGAACTGGCACATTGGGATCCGCCGCCTTGATGGTCGCGCGGACCATCTCGCCGCCGAAATTCGATTCGGCGACGATGCAATCCGCGCGAAATTCATGGAAAGCGACGACCGCCCGTCTCCCCCACACCGCCGGAGCTTCTCGACACGATCGATCAGCGAGAATATAGCAGTCCCCATCGGATCCGCGGGCCGCGACTATGATGCCGATTTCATCGGCGCCGAGATCGTCGCGTCCGGCCGCGCCCGAGGGATCCACGGCGACGACGACCGCCATGCGCTGGTCTTCTGGAATGTCTTCAGGTTGACGACGATTGGCGTCAATCCCTTCGTAAGTCCAAAGAGCTCCTTCGACCTCGTCGACATAAACGCCCTCTAAAAAGCGTTTACGCTGCTTTTCAGGAAGCTCCGCAAGGCTCGCCAGGAATTCGGGCGAAAGATTCGCGGCATTGTCAGGAGGATTTAGAAATTCGCGCTGATAGTTTTTTGGGGATTTAAGCGGTTGCAAGCTGATTGGATCTCGTTTTTCGCCAAACAGAAGGTTGGTCCAATGCGTCTTGCCGACAGGATTAAGGTCAAAAAAGGCCCGTTGAGGCACCTCCGGAACCAATTGGGCCAAGCGGGTGAGAGCTATCAAAGCGGATGAATATGGAATTTGGGACGCTTCGTTTAAATAGACGGTCGAATATTCAAGTCCCAAGATTTTTTCGACACGCTCCTTGTCGTCCAGGCCGCCGATCCAAATACGGGCGCCGTTCGGCAGCGCAAAATAGCCGTCCTGCCGATGCTCTTTTAAACGCACGTTCGGATAGCAAAGATGCATAACCTGCGGAAGCGTATCGAGCGCGATCGATGCTCGCGCTGCGTTTGCATGAAGACGCAGGATCGCGTGACGAGAACAGCCGGATGCGAGCGCGCGACCAACAATAGCTCTTACAATTAGAAATGTTTTGCCGGAGCGTGTTCCTCCGGCGAGGCAAGTGTAACGTTGAGGCCCTTCCAGGAGACGACGAGCCGTCTCTTGACCTGGGCTGAATGTAACCAT